GTCGTGACCAATCATACATATCAGACGATTGGCATGTTCCCAACCAAGAAGATGGGAGGCGGATGCCTTGTTGCTGGAACCAAAATCAAAACCAAAGACGGGCATAAGAATATCGAAGATTTCCGTATCGGAGATACGGTTACAACCTTGTTTTCGGAAGAAAAGGTCGTAAACACCTTTAAGCACAGCGACAAAGAAGTTTACGAAATCCAGTTTGAAGATGGAACATTTGTAAGGTGTTCGGCAGAACACAAGTTTCTCGTCAATGGTAAATGGGTCGAAGCAATAAATCTGATGACTTTGGTCGAGAATACAAAAACACTAAATGCATCCGTAGATGTTGCTGACATGACGGGAAATTTAGATGTTTATAGACAACAAATATTCCAAAATATATTACTCGATAATTTCGAAGGCGCAGACGAGGTCGGTGCCCCCAAAGTTGCATGAAAATCATCATATAGTGCCCAAGTCTTTAGGTGGAACAAATAAAAACTCAAACCTAGTAGTACTTTCACCTAGAGAACACTTTATATGTCATGCGCTTTTGTGCAAGATGGTAGCGGACCCCCTTAGTAAACGAAAGATGACATTTGCCTTCTTTAGAATGAAACAATCGAACAACGCCCTAGGATACTCTCGTATAGGAAACGGAAAACTATATGAAAAGATTCGAAGGTCTGTTGCGATTAATGTTTCCGGAGAAAACAATCCAAATTACGGAGTTCGTCGATTTGGAGAAGACAATCCGTTCTTCGGAAAACAACATTCCAAAGAGTCTAGAAGGCAAATGTCCTCCAGTAAAATCGGAAGATTTGCAAAAGAAGACAATCCGTTCTTCGGAAAACAACATTCCCAGGAAGTGAAACAGAAGATATCGGAACAACAAAGAGAACCTATCGTCGTTGTATTTGAGGACGATACTGAGATACATCTTTCCAAAAAAGGAGATTTGGGAAAACATCTAGGAGTATGTAAGGCACTAGGAATACAGCTATGCGCCCCACTAAAACGGCATTTATGGAACAAATATAACATCAAGGAGATTCGGCAACATGAAAATCGCTAGTATGAAAAAGGTAGACACGGTTCCTGTTTATGACATTCAGGTCAGTAACTCACGACACTACGTCCTAGAAAATGGAGTTATAACTCACAACACAGGTCTTGAATATGCAGCTTCGACCATCATCTTCCTGTCCAAGAAGAAGGACAAGGAAGGCTCAGGCATGGACGCGGTTGTTGTGGGTAATGATATTATCTGTACGCTCAAGAAATCGCGCAATACGATTGAGAACAAGGTCATTCATACCTATCTGTCGTATGCGAATGGTCTTGATCCGTATGCAGGCCTGCTGGATATTGCAGTCGAAGCCAAGCTGGTCAAGGCTCTGGGTCGGAAAGAATATCAATTCCCAGAAGGTGTTGTCGCTCATGAAAATGAAATCAGCGCCTCTCCTGGAACATATTTCACCGAGGAACTTCTGGATCAGATTGACGAAGCCTGCGGAAGCATCTTCAAGTATTCCGTCAAGACGGACAAAGCCGTCGTTGAGGAGGAAGAACCCTTGACAACTGAAGGAGAATAGTGTATCATGTCTGTATGGTCATGGATCAAAAGCAAAATCTGGCCAGCACCCAAACCGAAGGTCGGAATTACATCTTCGTTCGAAGCTGATCCGGAAGACTTGATCTTTGGTCAGGACTACACCATCACGGAATGGAAAGATGTTCGTGGTGCAGCCTGGGCAAAGATCACAGTCACGAAAGGAATGTTCAAGGACATTTCATTCAAGTACAACGAACTGGGTCTGGTTGGCCAAGACGGCGACGGTGCCCACATTCATATGGATTATGATTTCATCGATGTGCCCGAGAAGGAACGACTGCTTCTCGGAAAGTCGAAGGACTTCAACAATTTGGTTTTCAATATCGCCTTCTCAATTCTGATGATGCAGGCACTACAGGAAGAAGAAAAAACGAATGGCGTCCTTGGAGGAAATGATTCTGGAGAACCTGATAGCGAATGAAGACTATTCGCGAAAGGTGCTCCCATTTCTGAAGCCAGAGTATTTCGAAGACGAAGCTAATAAACTCCTGTTCGGTGCCGCGCGGGAGTTTATTAACACCTACAACATACTACCGTCCAAACAAACTCTGGAATTGGAAATCAAGAAGAAGAATAACCTCAAGCAGGCAATGCTTGAGGACACGACCAAGCGCATGGCCGGTCTATCGGATACTCCGGACCTGTCCAAGACGCCTTGGATGATGGACAAGACCGAGCAATGGTGCCAAGAACGCGCACTATTTAATGCGATCTATGAGTCGATCAAGATCATCGACGGAACAGGCAAGAAGACACAAACAAAGACTGCCATTCCTCAGATACTCTCGGACGCCCTTGCGGTGTCCTTCGATTCCGAACTGGGTCATGACTATGTCAACGACACGGACGCTCGCTATGAGTTTATCAACTCAGATGTTCCGCGTATTCCTATCGATCTTCATTACTACAATCTCGTCATGGGTGGTGGGGTTGCGCGCAAGACTCTCAATCTCATTGGTGGTGGCGTCAATGTAGGCAAGACACTTCATCTATGCCACTTCGCAGCAGCCTATGCCCTGGCAGGCTACAAGGTCGTCTATTTCACGCTAGAAATGGCGCAGGAAGAAATCGCAAAGCGTATCGACGCAAATCTCCTTGATATCGATATTAACAAGCTTCGTGGCACATCAAAGGCGGAATGGGATAGCAAGGTCGTCAGGATGAAGAAGACTGCAAAAGGTAATGTGGTCATCAAGGAATATCCGACGCGCGGTGCATCTGTGGTACAATTCAAGGCGTTTCTTCGTGAACTCAAGATCAAGAAGAACTTCGTTCCTGATATCATCTGCATCGACTATATCGGTATCTGTGCCGCTGCCTCTATGAAGTTGGGTGGTACGATCAATACGAACACATATCAGGGTCAGATTGGTGCCGAAATACGCGCACTCGCAAAGGAATACGATGCGGCCATCTGGTCAGCCCAGCAGCTAAATCGTGAAGGCTTTACATCTTCCGATCCCGATCTGAACAACACTGCCGACTCATGGGACCTTGCAGGTATCGCAGACTTCTATCTAATGATTACCCAGTCCGAGGAACTGGCCAAGCTAAATCAGTATCAGGCTATTCAGGTGAAGTCGCGTTATGGCGACAAGAATCGTCACAAGCGATTTATCGTAGGCGTAGACAAGGATCACATGAGATTGTACGATGTCAATCCTGCCGCCCAAACTCTAACCCATAAAGGAAATCAGCAAAGTGGTGGGACTAAAAATCAGACCTTGTCGGATAGGAAGTCGAATACGGGCCAAAAGATGGACACGGGCAATGGAAGTGACAAACAGTCATCTCATGTCTTTCAAGGAAAACAAAACAGCAATAGAGGAAAGTTCAATGACTTCAAGCTTTAATTATGGATTTGCGGATAACATGTCCGCACGCGAGATGATCATTGAGAAAGAAGTTTCTCAGTGGACCGAGACATACTATGAAGAAGTGGGTCGCGTGACCGGTCTTCCTTCAGCCGCGATCAAGGATGCATTCCTTGAGAAGTGCATTCAGACGACGGATCATTCCGTTCGTTATCGTGAGTTCTCCGGCGGCTCTGCGGTCTGTTTCGTCGATTGTATCGGGGGAAGCTATATTCTCGAAATGCAACAGCCTCGCTCCGGTACTCCAATGTCGTCCACATACTATGAAGTGGCGATCTTCGGCAATCGCCCGGCTGTGGGACACAAGGCAAGGCTTCTCGCCGATGCCCTCGAAAAGAACATTCGTGGAAAGCATGAAGAGGTCACCTGGATGTTCAATGATGTCGGACATATTGACGAGGTCGTGTTTCCTCTCAAGAAGTATCGTAACATCATGCCCGAAGTCTATCCTTTCGTTGCAAAGGACTTGGATGCCTGGATTGATCGCTTCATTGCATCCGATTCCAATGTTCTGATCTTGAACGGTCCGATGGGCACAGGCAAGTCTTCACTGATTGCCCATATCATCAACAGGGGCAAGTTCTCGGCCATGACGGCATTTGACGATAAGGTCATGAAGAATGATACGCTGTATACCAACTTCATCTCCTGGACTCAGAATCTCCTGGTTCTTGAAGACGCAGACCTGCTTCTGTTGGGCCGCACCGACAAGGATAACGACACCATGTCGAAACTCCTGAATGTGTCGGAAGGTATTATCGACACGCACGGCAAGAAGATCATCTTCACTGCCAATCTCGGAAATATCAAGGATATCGATCCCGCGCTTCGTCGTCCTGGTCGCTGCTTTGACATTGTCGAATTCCGCGAACTGACACTGGCCGAAGCAAATGTGGCACGCGCCAAGCTGGGCAAGACGCCATTCGAGAAGGATCGCACGTATTCCCTTGCACAAGTTTATCAGACGGAGTAACACACACATGTTCAACTGGTTCCTAAATCTTCTAGAACGCAATGGCCGGCATCGGATCATCAAGGACCGTTCCGGCACAAAGCCCTATATGCATCGATACTATTTGCTATTCCAGGACAAGCTGAACGAGTTTGAAGACTCTCGGTCGCTTCCATTTAATATCATGCTGCATCACATTGTCGAGTCCGACACCGACGACCGGCACGATCATCCTTGGTGGTATTTCACGTTGGTTCTGAAAGGAGGTTATTGGGAAGATACTCCTGATGGAATGTTCTGGCGCGGGCCAGGACACTTCCGTATTTCGTCGCCAAAGTCACTCCACAAACTGAGACTGCCTAATGTGCTTCACGGTGATCCCGCAGACGATGGCGCCTGGACCCTGTTCGTTCGCGGACCAAAGGTTCGTGATTGGGGATTCAAACGTATCGACGGAACCTGGGAATATTGGAAGACATATCTTCAGAAGCGTTACAACAACACTCCGCCGCCGTGTAAACCGTGCGCGCCTACGGTTGGAGTTCCTCTCGCCGGAATACTGACAGTATCATTTGGTGAGCCTGTTCCTAAGCCGCCCAAGCCCCATAAGAAGCGTCATAAGAAGGGCAAGAAATAAAAAAAGGGGAGCATTGATTGCTCCCCGTTGTGCTTCTTTATGATTGATGAAGTGGTTTAGGCGGTCTGTGTTGCCTGAACAAGACGATAGTCGCCTCCGTCCTGAATGAACTTCACGTCGGCCGCTGCCTTCGTGATTACATATGCGACAAAAACGGTAAGAATGAGTGCGGAAATCATTACGAACTTTCCGGCAACTGAGTATGTGGTATTCATTTTGGTAGTCTCCTTTGGATGCTTCAGTGTGTATAATATAGCATAACGCTGAATGATTGTCAAACTATTTAGTCTTCTCCTTTCGCACTTGCGAGAGGAAATCGCGTGACAAACTCGCACAGGAGACAGAACATATCTGCCATTAGATTTGGGTCGTCTTTTGGAATGTATTTGGGCATCTTATTGGATTTTCCCTTTGGGCGGCCCGTCACATGATTGCCACCTTTGGATACATTGTATCCATTCTTTATGGAATCGTATTCCTGTATGAAATGGGGTTCCATAGTAGTCAGGCAATGATGCCTATCTTTGGACTGATAAATAACCTCGTAAATGTATTCCGGTTTGGGGAATCTCTTTCTGTGGGAATATTCCCGTGTCTTCTCATTAACGGTAAAGCCGATATAGACCTTATCGCTATTTTTGCTGGAAATCTTATAAATCGAATATATAGGCATAGCTGGAATCTCCTTAAGATGTTGCATTCTAGAGACGGTGGGATGCCAGTCCGCGACCGTCATTTCTATTTAGCGTCCTGTGCTTGACATTCCGTTTTGTTCGTGATATACTGCTATATAAGAATTCGCCCCCTTGGTGAAGTGAATATCACACAGGTCTTCTAAACCCGTATCGCTGGTTTGATTCCAGCAGGGGGTACCATTTTTTATTATGGAACACATGCATAATGTACACGCCCGTGCCAGCACCGCAGCCTTATCCATTCAATGCTCTGGATCATCACGCCCTTTCGGCAAACGAACCGGAGTTATATATCGCAGTCGTTCAATCGGCCGATCCGAAACGAATGTCGCTCTATGTATACAGGACCGAAGACGAGGTATACACCAGACATATGAGGAATCAGATAGTCGTCGTCTGGAAAAAGACCTACATAAAACGAGACGCTATCCGGGCCATCAACTTCTTTTTCGGTGTGGTACAATATTATCCCAAACTTTCCGTCTGGGATATCGGTTGGCTCTGGTCGCGCATTGGCATGGACAGTCTCGTTTCACATGCCCATCGTAATCGAATTTTTGAATATGTGAAAGCAAACCTAGGGACTATTTGATTCATGATCACTCTACGACCTACCATCTTTCTCGATATCGACGGAGTTCTGAATACTCCGCATACGCCAGGCTTTCAGACGGCGGCTGGAAAGATTGAACCAGCACTCGTCTCCAATCTGAATCTGGTTGCGGATGCTTTCGCCGGCGGCGGCATCAATATCGTGATATCGTCCCACTGGCGCGTCTGGCATTCGCTGAGTTCGATTTCCCACATGCTGTATCTCGCCGGCCTGTCCAACAAGGCATTCATTATCAGCAAGACTCCTGATGACTACAATCATGTCGTGGACGATTACGACGGTGATCCCATGAGCCGACCGACGCCCTTCATTGTGAAAGCGAAGACCCGCGGCGACGAGATTCGCGACTGGCTCCTGGATCATCCTGACGTGAATGCCTACGGCCGCTGGGCCATCGTGGACGACAACGACTGGATGAACAAGAACCAGCATCATCGCTTTGTTAAGACTGATTCGCAAGAGGGGTTAACCTCCTCGAAAGCTTATCAGTTGATAACCATTCTCATGACGCGCGCATAGTATTTGCGAGTGACTCGCAAGAGCAAATACCCCCAGTTAACCATTGATTTACATAGTGTTGCATAAAAGACACATGCAGTTCCGTGGGTAATAATCTTGCCTAAATCCTAAATCTTCGCAATAATCTTGCTCACTATTCCCTTGCATCTCGCCGGCGCATATGAGATAATATGTGTATGGTTGAGATTGAAAAGAAGCCCCGCAAGAAGCGTTCAGATCGCCGTCATGTGATCTACAAGCTTGAAGTCGCCGGCGAGTTCTACATCGGACTCACGGTTTTCGAGCGTACTGAAACGCGCTCGGCTGTTCGTCGCTTCCAGAAGCATGTGTCCCGCGCGAAGCGCGAGACTGGCAAGAAGTGGGCACTGTGCAAAGCGATCCGCTCGCACGGCGCTGACGCTTTCAAGATTTCCGTCGTAAAGACGGTTCGTGGCAAGGCTCCAGCCCACGCTTTCGAGCGCAAGCTGATCATGAAGCTTGCGCCCGCCCTTAACACTGACATTCGAAAGGCAAGTTAATCATGGAAATGTTCCAAATTCAGCAGCGCGCCCTCAATCGTTATGAATGGTTCGTCGCGGGCGTCGCGCCCACGCTTCAGGAAGCGTTCGCCAGCGCGGAGGCCATGGTGGCCTACTCAATGAAGTGCGCCGACAAGGGTTGGATTGAACTGCGCGTCGTGGAGTGCCGAGGATGCAAACAAGTATACGCGAATGTCTACGCAATGGGCGGACCAAATGTTTGGGTCCGGATTGTTCCGGAAGATGCCCGCTTTAAGCGACTGATCAAGATGAACGAGGAGTGAAAACTATGGAAACCGGAATTTATGTTATCTTCCCAGAACGCAAGATTGTGCTTCTTCAGGAAATCATGTCTCTCGCCAAATCGGCCTTCAATGACGGCAAGCTTGACAACACAGCGGAAGACGTCGAAGATGCAATCTTCATGCTCGAAAACGCCGGACTGATCACGGTCCAGGATCGAGGGATTTACTGAAAATGAACCTCAAGCAATTCGCGGAACTCATTGTCGAGATGCACTCGCGATCACGCGATCCTGAAAAAGTGGAGGTCGTCCTTCCCGCCAAGGGACTCTGGGCGGCCGTAGGTCCTTCGGCTGCAATCGAAGTTACCGGTGTCTATAACGGTTCCGACTGGGACGCATATCGTCTCTTCATTCAACCTGAGTTTCCTGTCGCTATCGTAGGCGAGGAATACGAAAAGGCGCGAGCCAATGCGCGGGACCTGTCGGAAACGATTGGTTGGATCAGGCTTACGCTCTCAAACACGTCGATGACCGACGCCCAGAAAATCACGGCAATTAAAGGAACTCTGAAAAGGCCATGACCCAAAATATCACCTGGAAACATTATGTCTGCCGTCATACCACGCCCATATACAAATGGGATGGAAACTTCAATCAGGCCAAGCTTGACGCAGACTTCATGGCATTGTATCCTAATTTGTCCATGCCCCGCTGGGTGGAACTCAGATTTTCGTGCGGAGAGGTCCATATGGGCGTTCTCAAGATGTATCGCTATCCCAAATACAAGAATTATGGGACAAGCATGAGACAGGAAGACATTGAAGGCCATCTTTGGACCCCGTCTGTAAGTCTGAAGTTTTCCACCAAAGGTCTTCCGAATCTGATTCTTAAGCTGGACCTGGATCAATGCAAGACTGCCATTGAAGGCCTGATTGCGGCATATATCGAGAAACTCACAGGAACAATCGCCCCATGAAAATTCATCTGATCTCAGACCTGCATCTGGAATTCGGTCCATATCTGCACAAGGCACCTGAAGGTACCGATGTGATCATTGCCGCCGGCGATATCACATCAGGCCATATGGGTCCTTTTTTGCTACGCGAGATTTTCGGGGATAAGCTTCCCATCATCTATGTGGCAGGCAATCATGAGTTCTACGGAACCGTCTGGGACAATACGATCAACGAGATTGAGCAGAGGGCCCGAGACTTCAATGTCCACTTCCTGCACGATGGCGGCTCTGTCGAAGTCGATGGAGTGACATTTGTCGGCGGCACGCTCTGGACCGACTATAATCTCTATGGCACGAAGGACATGTCCATGGGCTTCGCGGAAGGCTGCATCAATGATTTTAGGCATGTCGGCAAGGTCCCCGAAGCCGGCGGCCAGGCACTCTTTCTGAAGCCGAAAGACACGCTAGCGATGCATGAGCGAACCGTCACGCGAATTCGGGAAGTCGCCAAAGCCACGCCACAGGACAACAAGCTTGTGGTCGTGACGCACATGGCGCCGCATCCTCTGTCCATTCATCCCAAGTATGCCGGCGATAATGTCAATCCTTATTATGCATCCGACCTGACCGGCGTGATCGAAGCAACCAAACCCGATCTTTGGGTCCACGGTCATATGCACGATTCGTTTGATTATACAATCGGCTGGCCTCTTGGCACGCGCGTTGTATGTAATCCTCGCGGTTATGTGACTGGTGGATATCATTCGCCGAGCGTCCTGGATACTTCGAAGTACGAAAATCAGAGATTCAATCCAGAACTTTTGCTTGACATTTGACGGATTGTGTGTTATACTGTTTTAACAAAATGAGGAATATATTATGCATTGGGTATTGATCGTCGTTGTGGTGTATATCGGAGGTTCGTCTTCCATTACATCGCAGAAGATTGACTTCGACACGCAGTCGGCTTGCAAGGCCGCAGCGGCTCAGATTACCAAGGACTTGGGCGGTACTTGGAACATGAACTCTGTTCGCACATCCTGCGTTCAGACTGATTTTCACTAATTTTGAAGGAAACAAAAATGTCCGATAATACAAAAGTAGTGAGTTCTGGCGGCATGGGTTTTCTCGGCTGGCTGACGATTCTCTTTATTGCTCTGAAGCTGACCGGCTTTATTACCTGGTCATGGTTCTGGGTTCTGGCGCCGATGATTTTCGGCTTCGGCCTTGTCATTACGATCCTTATTCTGATCGGTCTACTCGCGAACATTAGGTAATGGCGAGTGACCTTGTTGCTAAAGTTCAAGGTAAAATTGCACAAGAGTCGAGCGACTTTTACAGCCTGCCAGCCGACCTGCCAGAAGAACACCTGCATCTGGCAATGGCACACGCAGCCATCAAAGCCGTCGCCGAGTGGATTACGGACAGTGTATGAGCCAACCGATGCCGGATAGTCCTAGACGCATAATGCTTGAGGCAATCTGTTGTCGCGAGGTCAAGCGTCGTATGAAGCGTCCATGCGGAACCGATGGAATCTATTGTCGCGATTGCTGCACGACAATAGACGATGAAATCCTGCCGGCATTAGAAAAGGCCGGACTTGAGATCGTGGAAGTAAAGCAATGATTACCCAATGGATCATCGTCTTCTTTGCCTATGTTCTGCTTGATATCATCTGGGCGGAATACACGAAGGCGATTGCATCCCGAAAACGACTGATGGCGTCCTCATGGGCCGCCGTCATTCCCGTAATGTCTTCCATTTTGTTCATTGCGTTCGTGTCGAATCCCTGGTTGCTCTCCGCTGCGGCATGTGGTGGATTTGTTGGAACCTGGTTGTCCGTTTCAATGGAGGATTAATGAAATATGAACTGGCTTTTTAAACATCCGATTCGAGTTCTGGTATGGCATTTGTTCGGCATTACTACCGTGATCCTGCGCGACTTCGACAATGAACAAACTCTTGCATATGTTCGCACCGATATGATCAACGGCCTTTCGTATGCCAAGTGACTTGAATTTGATATCTACAACGTCTATTTGCGGGAAGATGGCAGTTGCAGACCTTGGAACGGAGACCAGGAGAGAGATGCTATGTCTTTTCGTGGCATAACGCTCTCTGGAACAAGGGCGCCGTGAAGAAAAAGGAATAGACACACTATATATTAATTCGCTGAAGTAGCCAAGCGGTCGACGGCACCTCTCTTGTAAGGAGGCATACAAACATCGTGGGTTCAAATCCTACCTTCAGCACCCTTGGATACCTCTGCAAGTATCGAACTACTATATGCGAGTAGCGAATAGTTGCAGAGGGATTCCCAAATGTTCTATACCGTCTACAAGATTACCAATATTAAAAACGGAAAATTCTATATCGGCTGTCACAAGACGAAAATCCTAGATGACGGATATATGGGTTCTGGTAAGATTTTGAAGCGCGCAATCGTGAAACATGGTCTGGAAAACTTCGTAAAATAAATTCAATGCATCAAACTGGTACTAAAAACTCTCAATATGGAACATGTTGGATATTCAATGCCGATAGTGGTGACGGGAAAATCAAGAAGTCGGAATTGGATTCTTGGTTGCAGAGAGGATATGTAGAAGGACGAAAAACACAAAGAGTTATCGATAACAAGTAAAATATTACTTGTTAGAAGCATATTCACCTGTAAAGAGTAATATTTTACTTTATATGCTCTCGTAGCCCAACTAGCAGAGGCAGCGCCTTCAAATAGCGTTCAGTGTCCGTGCAAATCGGTCCGAGAGTACCAAATACAGCAACCGAGGCTAGTTCGGCATTGCGATGGGAACACTAGCCGGAACCCATCATAACCATATTCTGGGAATGTAGCCCAACGGTCAGAGGCGTCCGGTTTAAACCCGGTTCAGTGACGGGTTCGAATCCCTCCATTCCTACCATCATAACCCAACCCCGTGATCCATGAAAAGGTCGCGGGGTTTTTTGTTACTTAGAACACTTATAAGACTATATATTAGTGGGGGAAGATAAGGAGAATCAACGAATGTCTGAAAGACTTGTGCGCTAAATATCCAACATGGAAATACTCTACCCTCAAAGGACTCGCGCACAGAGAGCCGAAATCGTTTGACAATAAATATAGGATCACAATAACCTATGGAAACATTTAAGATGTATGTCAATAACTCTAACAGAGGAGGCCCACGGGGTGTTAGGTTGAATCTAGCTGAAAGTAAAGCTGGAAAAAACCTTCACCTCGAATAATGAGCACCTCGAAGACCTAGTCTTTCTAGGCGGCATCACAGGACTCCGAGACTCGATCACCTTCCTACAAAATTTGCGCGACATGCTCGCCGGACACTCAAACGAAAAGGGCACATCGATCACGACCAAGTGGGACGGCGCACCTGCAATCTTCTGTGGAATCAATCCGGACAACGGCAAGTTCTTTGTGGCGACCAAGGGCGCCTTTGCAAATAACCCAAAATTATGTTATACAGATAAAGACGTGGATTTATATTATCCCAACTCGGGTTTAAATAAAAAACTTAAATTGGCCCTTGAGTATCTTCCTGATTTAGGAATCACGAATGTCCTACAGGGGGACATGATGTTCACTGACGGCGATGTGGCATCCGAGTTCATCGACGGCGAGCGATATGCGACATTCCGTCCAAATACAATCACATATGCCGTTCCATATAACTCGGACCTAGCCAAGCGCATCCTGAACTCCAAGATTGGCGTTGTCTTTCATACGACCTATCGAGGTCGTCCGTTTGCGAACATGAAGGCGTCGTTCGGTGCCGACATTGCGGCACTGAAACCTTCGCGAGCCGTCTGGTATCGTGACGCATCGTTTGTGGACGCAACCGGCGCCGCAACCTTTACCGCGGCCGAGACTGCAAAGCTAAACGGCATACTCAAGGAAATCGGAGTTCTGTTCCGTCAGCTTAACTCTCCAATCGTTAACAAGATCGCGACGGTCGAAGCCTACTCCCAACAGATCATGACATATAATAACTCGAAAGTTCGCCAAGGCACTGAGATTACAAACATCGTGGCACATATCGGAGGTTTTCACAAAGACCTGTACGACAAGATGACCAAGTTCGCGCTAGAAGCAAAAAGGCCAGACACGCGTGCCAATCGTGCCCGCGAGCGCGACGAGGTCCTCAAGTTCTGGAAAGATCGTGCGGTCGTCAAGAATCTACAGACAACCCTCCAAATCTACAATCTGATTATTGAAGCGAAACTCATGATAATAAGGAAGTTAGAGCAAGTATCGGACATTGGTACTTTTATTCGTACAGATGATGGCTATAAGGTTACCAAGGCCGAGGGGTTCGTCGCCATTGACCACTTAGGTACTTCTGCGATTAAGCTTGTGGATAGACTTTCCTTTAGTTTTCATAACTTCAATGTTGCAAAAGATTGGATTGGAAAGAAGTAGTTGACCGGCTAGAATATCAGGCATTTGTGATATCGAATATAAAGTTGTTCTGCAAACAAAATAATCTAGGGTATTCCGGATTATACAGAACAGCGAGGACCGGAACGATGTATCGTGGCTACAGGATTCTACGAAAATACAAGCCTGAAATCCTAAAGACATAAATACCTAATTACGACAAGTGCAATATTGCACTTATTTCCTATAGAGGGACAAAATGAAGAAATACTTATTCCAGCTTCGTGAAGAAGC